AGGACCTATTAGAGACATTGTATAACCACGAAGAACAGGGTATCCTTAAATTCCCCAATGGAGCACATGATGATCTGAATGATGCCCTGGTACAATCAATTAATAGACATTATAAAAAGTCGCCACGTGTATGGGCTGGCTAAAAGTATTATATTTGGCTTATATATTATAATATGGCAAACTTTTTTCAGCGTTTTTTTGGTGGCAAGCCGGCAGTCATACAAAGCGTAAAGGCTGCTCCTGGTGGTCCCGGTTTCAGGTTTATTGGTGGCGGATTGGTCCCATATGATACCCGGAAACTCACATTCATAGATAAAGGATATGCAGCCAATGACATGCTTTTCAGCGTGATCAAGCTCATAACGAAGAAGGCGCGACAGGCCCCAATGGCTCTTTATGCCATTCAGGATGAAAGGAAGTTCTTCGAGTATACAAAAATGATCGGAGCATTGGGAGAAGGCACCCAACTAAGCGCGAAAGACATGATAAAGTTGAAGGATCTGAGGCATAAGGCACTAAAGCTGGATACTTCCGATGACTATATGAACGAACGGCTACAAAATCCAAACGACACCAATCAGACAATGGCCGACCTTAACGAGGCCCTATTTGCATTTAAGCTAGTTACCGGGGATTATTATGAGGCCGGATGGTCTCCGCTTACCGGGGGCTTCAATAGGGGGAAGCCTTCACAATTCTATGAACTGCCTTCCCAGTATATGTCAATTGTCTCTACCAGGACGTTACCGCTTATTGAACAAAGCTATGAATTGATGCTTGGCGGCCGGCAGACTTTTGATGCTGATGACGTGTTGCATGAAAAATATGTAAATCTGCAATGGGATACAGCCGGCAACCAACTTTATGGTATGTCGCCCATACAGGCCGCATTAGCCAGATTGCAAGCGTCCAATGAGGGCATTAAGCGCCAGGGGAAGGCTATGAAGAATGCCGGTGCCGATGTAGCCGTCTACCAAGATGATCCGGAGACTACCCGACAGTTCCCGGATTACTCCATTGAGCAAATGGGGGCTTCAAAAGAACGATGGGAAGCGGAACAGTGGGGAAGTGAGAATGCAGGTAAGGCTATTTGGTCACCTACTAAATTGGGCGTAGCTCGTCTCGGCCTTTCGCCAGTTGATCTGGCGCAATTACCGGCAGAATTGGCCAATCTGCGCTGGTTTTGTAATCTTTATGATGTGCCAAGCCAATTGATGAATGATCCAGAGAACAAGATTTATTCGAATCAGGTGGAAGGACAAAAGGCGCTTCTGTACAATGCAGTACTTCCGTTGCTCATTTCCAGGCAGCAGAATTTCAATAAGAAGCTCCGACGTATGGACGCGTACCGGGGCACTAACAAAGTAGTAGAGTTCGATATATCCATTTATAAGGAACTGGAATCAAATAAACAGGAGCTTGTAGGATGGCTGAAAGACTCCCGTTTTAACATGGAAACGTTCTATAAATACATGGATCAGGAAATTCCTGCTGACATGCCGGAAGAGGTTCGTAAGGCCATTCTAATACCAACAGGATATCAGTTGATTGATGACCTATTCATGTCACAGCAGGATCAGGGAGCGTTAACCCAGCAATTGAATAATTCAGGCGATAACCCATATAATTTACCAGTTTCTTGATTGGTATCATATTTGTCTGTATATTTGGGCTAAAAGATACTATGAAAGTAAAGGCATTTTATCGGCCCGGTATTGGATATTTATTATATTACCCCGATGGGCGTCCGTTAGATGTTCCTAATATGGGGCCGATAAATATTTCAGAGGAAGTAATTGACGCAATATCCAAGTGCGGTAAAACCAGGTTTGCAGGAGAAGTAATAGCTTCTATTTCTTTCCCGATTGAAATAGTAAATGTAGATCCTGACATTAATCTTAAAAACTTATAAAACGCACTATATGGCACTAATGGTTGTATCAAAACAATTCAAAGAAAGAAATCCGAATCTATTTCAGATGATGATAGATAAATATGGAGAGTTCAAGCAGATAGAAGAGAATGAGGCAAAAATAATATTCAGATTCAACGCGCCAGGTACAGAAGAAAACACCTATTATAATCAATGGTTTAATGAAATTAGCCATGGAGTATACGCGATGGGAGGATTAATGGAGGACGATGAGGACGAAAAAAACCGCCGATGCATGTTAGAGCATATTGCACAAATTAATGAGGATGTAAGATTACAAAAAGAGATAGGGAATAATGTTGGCTCCATTTCTGATGGATACCACACATTTGATGAACTTTACGCGCACCGGATCGGGTTATTTAGAGCGCTTTGCTGCTTTCTGCATTATAATGTGGTAAATCCAACGCCATACGTTTGGAAAGCAAAAAAACATCATGATGGCACCGAGTTTAATGGATGGTTTCTTGCTGGCATTGGAAGCGAACCGGGCAAACAAATAACATATCATATACCAATGCAAGAATGGGACACGTGGCCTGGGGAAGAATTTGATCAATCGCCTTATGGATGGGATGGCCATACATCTGCTGACGTACTTGAAAGATTGAGAAGATTATGAAGGAAGAATTAAATATACTTGATCGCCTTTTAAGGAGCAGATATTTCGTTTCCCATATTGTGGTTTATAAAATAGACGGGCATTTGATATGGTCTATGTTTGATAAACATTCTCAAATAAAATATCCAGATGGGCGTATTATAAAGGATAGATGGCCTTTACCTGCCTTTATCATAAAACCAAAGAAGAAATGATCATGCAAGAGAACAACATGGAATCGGAACAAATATTCCCTCAAAATTTGCTTGATAAACTGACAGGCATTGCTGATACAATATCTCAATCTTCTGATATTTTTAAAATAGGCATAGGGATAACCACACATAACCGGCCAGAAGCGTTTGCAAAAACATTATCGCACATAATAGCATTATTGCCAGAAAATGCCTTTATCGTAACGATAGATGACTGTAGTGATACCAATTATGCATACAAAGCGACTGGAAGCAATAAGAAGTATTTCAGATTCGATACAAATGTAGGAATAGCCAGAGCAAAGAATAAGGCATTGGAGCTATTATACAATGCTGGGTGCGAACACTTCTTTCTGTTTGATGACGATACTTATCCTACTACGGACGATTGGTGGAAACCATATATAGAGAGCAGAGAGCCGCATTTAATGTACATATTTGAGCATTTCGCCAATGCGAAAGGGCCAAACGATATGATTAAAGTGTATCAGGATGAGGAAATTTCCGCTTACTCCCACGTTAGAGGCTGCATGCTTTATTATGAGCGTGTTGTATTAGATACCGTGGGCGGAATGGATGTTGCTTTCGGCAAATGGGGGCATGAGCATGGCGATCTATCAAATCGTATTTATTCAGCGGGACTTACTAGGTTCAGATACATGGACGTGGCTAATTCAAAAGGCCTATTTTATGCGGCGGATGAACAGGAGCATGGAAAGTTCATGAGCACGGTTCCGGGTCACCAACGAATTGATCTGCTAAATGCATCTAAAGCTATATATGAAGCGCAATATAATAAGCCATTTTATAGAGAATTCCGGGAAAAATCCGATTCGATACAAAGGGATGGTAAAAAGCCTTTATTCTTGACGGCTTACTTTACAACGCTGGATGATCCGCAGCGGCCAGGGCAGAAAAAGGAATTCTTCAGTCCCGATTTCGCTGCATATGCCGGTTCAATTGCATTGTATCATAGTCATTGCACTATATTGACAGATCATCATAGCGAAGTTTTATATGATAGATGTAATTTAGTCCGGGTTCCTGTATGCGGAAATCCATATTTTCAGCGATGGATGAGCTACTACGAATATCTGATCAGGCATAAAGACTCAATTTCATGGACATTCATGACGGATTGTACTGATGTTGAACTGCTGAAGATGCCAGAGCCGGAACGTGGTAAGATTTACGTAGGAGACGAACCAGATTTGATAGGCAAGTCAACATGGTTGCAATATCACCACAAGCACCCAAAGCTACAGACATTCTACAAAATTTACAGACTGAATCAAATGGTGAATGCCGGCATACTGGGCGGTTATGTGGAAGATGTGCTGCCATTCATCCGGTCGATAATTGATACATATATACAAATGCTACATGAGTCTGCAACGAATAAGGTATTTGGTCCTGGCATGACCGACATGGGGATATTCAATTATGTGGCTTATGCTCAGTTCGCAGATAAGATTAGCCATGGTAAGCATGTGAATACACGATTCAAGGCGAATGAGCGGAATGACATTTCCTGGTTTAAACACAAATGATATGTATGCAAAAGAGATATTAATAGAACAGACCGAAAAGGGGCTGTATTGGAGCAACCTGGTTTTGGTGACGCGCAATCACCGTAAGGATACAAAGGAACCTATTGGCAACGCGTGGATAATGGAGGTGGGGGGAAAGTATTATGCAGACATCAGCGAACTTACCATTGATCCTACTGGTATGTACCCATCAATAGGATGGATTAGTCATTCGGATAATACCAATACCCCATCCGGTAAAATATTCGAGCTGTCTATTTGTGATGAGAAAAATGTAGATGATTTAATCCTGCCTATTGGGATGGGGAATGGAGAGGTAAAGGCGAAATCCTATATATGAATTACGAGCAAATGAAGCTGCAACCGCTGCCAATGCCAAAAGGATTGTCTGAAGTAGATCAGGAAGTTTGGAGACAATTGCCTGATCTTTGGGGGGATTGCGCTTCAACCAGGAGCCGAAAAAAGTATCAACGTGCCCGCATGCGGGATCAAATTATATCAAATGCCCAATCCAACACTGACACAGGAGCGCAGCCTTTATAATCAGTTATCCAGGAAGCAGGCCAAACGAGAGGCCGCAGCAGAAACGCGTATCTTATATGCTATTCATCGGCAGATATCGCCTGTTCTGGATATTCTGCGTGAACGTGGGTATACGGCTGCCATAAACGCGGTTTCATCGATATCAAATTATCCAATTGAAGGCGTATTACGCGGCTTATATCGGGATTTCGGAACAGATTCAGCAAATGATACTTATGCATATATTCAGCGTTTTTGGGGTGATGAAATAAATGGACAAAAGGCGTTTGGATTCAATGCTATATGGTCCGCCATCATGAATGCTTTCTTTCAGATTTCAGGAGCCAGGAACGTGACGAGGATAACTGAGTCTAACCGAGAGCGGCTGCGCAAGGAGCTTATCCAAGGGCAGAGTGACGGGATAGACAACTATACACTTGCCGAACGGCTGCAAGGGCCTCAAATTTGGCGCGTTAGGGCAAAGCTGATAGCAAGGACGGAAACAGGAATAGCGTCCAGCTATGGGGCCGAAATAGGGGCAAAGCAGTCAGGCATTCTTATGAATAAGAAATGGCTGTCTGCCCGAGATAAGAGAACCAGGAGGATTCCGCCGGATCAGACCGATCATTATGTAATGAATAACATCCAGGTGGCTATGAATGATTTCTTTATGGTGCCAAGCGAATCTGGTTTCAATATGATGCTACGCCCTCACGCGGAAGGAGCACCAGCAAATCAAGTATGCAATTGCAGATGCAAGGCTATTTATATTCCGGCCAGGGACGCCAGAGGGCGAATAATAAGAACTAATTCTCGATAAATCTTGTGTGACAACAGGGCGGTATTTCTATGCCGCCTTAAAATTTATTTGGCCGGTATCAAATTTGTCAGTATGTTTGCATTAACAAAACAAGGGTACTATGATAACAGAAATTCTTATAAATGATCAATCGTCTTATAACGAAAGGGGGAAAGGAGATCTTATTCAGTTGTCATCTGACATTCATTCTATTGGAGTGGGCTTTGAATCATTTGATGAGGCAGAGGAATTCTGCGCGAAATTCACAAAATCAATGAAGATACGGGTGGTGACTGTTAATTCTCATACATTTTTAAATAATGATATACAGGTGTTGAAAAAGCCGTTTGTAATGTGCAGACGTATGATTCAAAACGGAATAACAGGAAGTGTAAATGAGATGGGGGATAAGAGAATGAAAAGATTTTACGATGAACTATCAAAATATAAACAAAAATAATATACACATAAAAATAAATAATATGTTCACAACTCAAATTTCAAATAAAAAGGAACACACGAATGGCATAATAACTTTCACGGTAAAAAATACTTGGATGACTCAATATACATTTTCTAAACATGGCTGGGGAAATGGATATATTGGATTGCCAAAAGAGCATCCTCTTTTCGGCAGAGAATATGAAGATCTAAACGATGTGGCGCATGTCCATGGAGGCTTTACATTTGGTGAAATAGGTGAAATTGATGGAAAAGAATACCATGTATTCGGATTTGATACATGTCATGGTATGGATGATATGCAAAGATGGCCAGAATCGGCGGTAATTGAGGAAATAGAGTCTGTGGTTAATGCATTTGTTGATTTCGTTTAATAATTAATCCATCCGGGCGCGGTACGCGATAGTATGATAATTAAAGCCACTAAATGTCCCGCATGCGGTAGATCAGACGTTCTCTGGAATGGAGAGAAGGGCATATGTACTGATTGTGGCGCGGATGTAAAAATACAAGATAGTAATGAATCACATGACCCATATAAGACAGAAGTTCGCCGGATAGCGGAGATACTTGCAAAGGTCGGTAAGCCAAACCTTATTGAATTCTATAAAAAAAAGAATGACATAAGGTATGATAAGAACATTTCAAGACATTTAGAGCAAGCCCGCGCAATGGTTGCTGAAATGGCGAAACAGTACGAGCATGCCTATTTTAGCAATTATCCTGGTGACGAGGATTCGCCTGAGTACGAATTATGGAACCAGAACTGCATTGCTGAAATGAAGGAACGCGGCCTCATTCCATCCCCAACAAAAGATATTGAAAAATGACACAAGACAGAAAATCACTAATGGTATTGATTGGTAATTTATTGAAGGGCCTTGTTTCAGGATCAAAGTTTCTTGTAATTATCAAGCATCCAGATGATTCAATAGACTTTGCTGCAAATAATAAGGATGCGATTGAAATGGCTGTTAGGTTCATTGAGATAATTGAAACTGATAAAACAAGCAAGCAATGACGTACGAAGAAAGATTGCAAGCAGAATATAAGTATTGGGATGAAGCAGAAACGGAGAATGATCTTTATGTTGATGACGCATGGTTAATTGCTAAAAGAACAGTTTCGATGCAGGCAGCAGCAATAAGGAAGGCGAATCGGCAATGGGGTATACCAGTAGCATGGACTGAGTCATATTTAGAACAAAACGGGTACATCCCGGAAAAGGAGGAAGAGTAATGAATATTAATACACTAAACTCAAAAGTGAGGACTTTCTTATTGGAACATTGCATTAGCAAAAGAGGTGCAGATGCAATTGCTGTTGTTTCTGGATTTATTAATTCAGATGAGGTAAAAGAATTAGTGATAGAACGTCGAGATGGCAAATGGTATTCTGTTTCAACAGGTCAATTAGTATTAAGTGCTTGCATAACTATAGACTGCCTTCATCTTTCAAAAACAACATTGGTTTAAAAAGGAGGAAAAGTAATGAATTGTAAACCGTACAGAGCCTGCACCGTTCGTTACTGGTGGAACAGGTATAGCTTTTTAAGTGCCATATTAGTAACTAAATACTGGAAGTGATGTCACAGAAAGGACAGATAATAAAGCATGAGTGGGTGCACGACTATAAATGGTTTTTTAAATGCTCATATTGCGAATGCGTTATGGTACTTTCTGACGTTGGGAATATATGCTATATCCCAAAGGACCATAAAGGGGCATCACTTGCTTTAGAACCACCATGCATCACCCGTAAAACACAAACAGATGGAGACAGTACAACAACATGAGTGGGTATATACCCACACTGATATTTTTTCTCAGAAAATACATAAATGTATTCATTGTCAGTGGGTAAAGGTAATAGATATAGATGGCGATATTACTTATGAATATCCTGGGCAGGTATATGCATTTTTTGACGAACCACCATGCATCACCAGAACAAAACAACAGAATAATATATAAGCATTTAATCAAAAGAACAATAAAAAATGAAACAGACGATTACAATTATTTTTACATTTTTAGCACTCAATGTTTTTTCACAGGATTTACGATTTGCAACAAGCCTTACTCCTGCTACCGATTTTAACAACGCATTAACTGCATTGAGCATTGATTTTGGATTTTATGGACAATCACGAATTCATTCAGTCCAGGCCATTGTAGATATTGAGTCAATAACAAATAACGATCTGATACAATATAATAGATTAGATCTCATTCCGCGCAGAAGGAATGAAAAAGAGGTATTCATTCTTGGATTAAAATATGCCTATCGTGCATTTAAAGTGAGCCATGTGGATTTCAGAGCAATTGCCGAACCGTGGTATTCGCCGACGCTAAAACGTAGTTCTTTATATGCTGGGTCAAGAATTGATTTCAATCATAAAGGAGACATGATAGGAATTGAATTTGTAACAGATCCTTTTGTAAGCAGATATTTACTGAGATTTGTTTTCACTGCTTTTAAGAAGAAATAAACGTCCCGCAAACGACATTGCGGATACATATATATGAGTACAATAGCTATTGATTCAAAGTTCTCAGTTCGCACCGGTAATTTAATTCCGCTCGAATTGGCATTCAAAATGATTGAGGCGCATAAATCTGCGACAGTAAATGATCCAGATGCAGTGCATTCTATTTTCTTTGGAAAGGAAAAGCTTCAGTTATTATTGGATCATCCGGATGCAGCTGGCCTACGTTTCCATTTCGCAAAATACGAAGATGGCTCTGCGAAACTGGTTATTTTCCCAGCAGACGAATATGGAGAGAATTTGCATGTGCAAACACATTCTGGTGTTGAATCTGCCCTTGATTGTGGTGTTCCTTGCCCCCCTTATTGCCCGTGATTTAAAATGTCCGCAGTGTTTTTATTGAAACACTGCGGATTAAAATTGTATATAATGAAATTGACAAATAGGAAAGAGGTATTAGAAGCAATAATAGGCGACAAGGATGATTGTCAGAATATTATTGATCTACAATCAGAAATGATATATGGATGGATGCAAGATGCAGGGTTTTCTGAAGAAGCCATTACTCACTACTTAACCGCTAATGGATTAAAATAAGATGACAAAAAAAAGAGGTAGAAAGCCGGAAATAAAGGCTGATGATTTAATCAAAGCAGGGTATACCTATAAAATGGATATCCTAACTGATGATGAGCGCGACGAATGGGTAAATGGTAAAAAGGGTGTAGATAGCCGAGGCCGGCCAGCAAGGTATGAAAGTGATGACTTTGATTATTTCTTTAAAGCCCTGGCAAATGGCACCGAGATTCGGATTTATCACGCCATAAAGAAATTTTACTACAATAACGTTCGTATACGATATGGAGATAGTTTGCCGAAATATGAAAAGCATGCATCTGAGCAAAAGCAATGGAATGATCTGCAATTAAAGATAGATGATACCCCTCCCGCTGATTTTGTAATGCCAGATACTATAAAGCCGGGACAAGAGATAATAATACTAAAAGGCGGTCCATTGGATGGGAAAGAACGTGTATATCTTCCAATACTTAAGTTCTATCTGGAACCATACGACTTTAAGATAATAGAGGGCCGTAGATCATCCATTTCCGCACGGTATATCCAGGATAAGGAAAATAAGCTAATTTATCACTTCGAAAAAATAATCTGATGAAAAAGATAAAATCAACCGATGAATTAATAGGAGGTGAATATTTGCTTATACAGTCAATCGGCGGAACGGACATGTGGGCAATTGGCCGATTGCATAGTATAGAAAACGGAACTATTTATTTGTCATATAATGATGATTGTGTACAGGAGATAAATATTGATCGCGCAAATGAAGGTGATATTTATATAATCTAAATACATATATAATGAAAAAAATACCCTCGCTCTTTGTAAGGAATTACGAAATGATTGGAACCGTAGATGGAGTTAAGAATAGAGTTCTGGCCACCGAACAGGTAACGCCAGGATGTGAATGGGTGCTTAATGGCGAAGGCATAGCAACCCGTAAATGGGACGGAACTGCTGTATTAATTACCAATGGTGTGCTATATAAGCGATACGATGCCAAACATGGGAAGACGCCACCACCTAATTTTGAGCCATGCCAAGAACCAGATCCCGTTACCGGTCACTGGCCTGGTTGGGTGCCTGTATATGAGCATCTGCCAGAAAACAAGTGGATTATTGAGGCATTTAGTAATTCATGTGAAGTAAGAAAGCCTCATGGCTTGCCGGACGGCACATACGAGGCAATAGGGCCAAAAATCGGTGGCAACAAAGATAAATCCACAATACATCAACTAAGGAAGCATGGTGCGGCAAAAATATGGACATCGGAAACGCTGCTAAGAACATTCAAGTCAATAAGAGATTCATTAGAGTACTATAATATTGAAGGGATAGTTTTCCATCATCCAGACGGCAGAATGTGTAAGGTTAAACGTTCTGATTTTGGGTTGCCGTGGTGAATTTTTCAATGATATGAATAATGCAAAGGGCCTGGATTGAAATCCGGCCCTTTTTTCGTAACCATTAATTGTTGTAAAAACTTATGCCAAAAGTAAGAAATATAAACCAAAATTATATATTTGCTGTATATTACGTGTGTGACCATTAATTGCTGAAGACTGCAAATCACGCAGATTCATGAGGCAATATGCAATAAAATTAAATAACTCACTGGATTTCAATGTCAAAGATGTTGATACTAATGGCCGTGTGGTATCTTTATACGCCGCAGCCTTTGATAACATTGATCGGGATGGGGACGTAATTGTAAAGGGGGCATTCAAGAAAACGATAAAAGAACAAGGGCCGCAGGGTATAGATGAAATTTGGCACTTATTATATCATAACCCAGATATGCCGGTTTCAAAGGCATTCGAACTAACAGAAGACAATTACGGATTACTTGCCCGTGTAAAAATGCCTACAACTGACCGTGGAAATGATACCCTTCAAATGTATCTGGATGGACATTATAAGCACCATTCTATAGGATATCAGACAATCCGTAAACAGGATAGACAGCAATATAAAGAACTTCAAGAGCTGCGCCTATTTGAGAAATCTACTGTATTGTGGGCTGCGAATCCGGCCGCAACTGTTGTGGATGTAAAATCATTGCTGAAAGAATTCTCAAAAGATCAGCTACAAAAAGAAATAGACCTGACTATTAAGTCTTTCCGATCAGGTCATTATACCGACGAGACATTTTCTTTATTGGAAATAAAAATGAAGCAATTAATTCAGGCCGTTTCCGAAACGTCTGACACTCCTGCCGTTCCTGTTGAGGAAACACAGGAGCCGTCCGAAAAAGGAGTTAGTGCCGAATATGCAAGAATGAAAATCAAATTATTAACAACATTGTAATTATTTTATATGTCAGACGTTTTAACGAAACAGGACTTTGACATGGTGATTGACACCGTGGCAAAACACAAAAAGTCACAGGATGAAGCATTGGCGGCAGTGAAAGAACTAATTCGCACCGATTATGCAACCCCTGGTGCGCTAAAAGAGCTTGAGGATAAGTTTGAGGCCAAGTTCAAAACCATGAACGACTATTCCGAGCAGCTTGAGCGCCAGATCAAGGGCAAAGAATTGGCCAAGGAAGAGCAAAAAGGATTCGCTACACTGCTGGCGGAGGGCCTGGAAAAGGACTGGTCCGAAATCACCCGTTTCAAATCATCCTCAAAAGGAAAGGTATTCACGCTTACCAATATGAAGGCAGCGGCAGACATGACGATTGCCAACTCTGTGACTGATCCAGGCGCATACTTTACTACCGTTCTTCCTGGCATTCGTACACTGCCTAACCGTCGCGTACACATGCGTGATATTATCAATCTGGGAACTATGACTAATTCCAGCGTTGATTATGTGCGCGAAGAGTCTGTAACAGGAGATTTGACTACTGTTGCAGAAGGAGCGGATAAACCGCAGATTCAACCGCTTTTCTCTGAAAGGCAAGCAACTGCTCAGTATATTGCCGGATGGCTTCGTATTTCCCGTAAGATGCTGGATGATATGCAGGCACTTCGTAGCTATTTGCAGATGCGCCTGATGGAAATGTATTTGAAGGTGGAAGATGCACAAATTCTCTCAGGCGATGGCACCGGCTCAAATCTCGAGGGCATTTTGACCGTAGCGGCTGCATTGAATGATAATACCGGCCCTAATGTTGAGCGTATTGTTCATGCAATTTCCCAGCTTGAAAGCGCTGATTACTATGCTACTGGTGTAGTACTGCATCCTGCTGCGTATTATGAAATCGCGCTGAATAAAGCATCTGGTAGTGGTGAATATGATTTGCCATTAGCTCTTGTCGTAATCCAGAATGGTCAGTTATATGTAGCTGGCGTACCAGTGTACAAAACTACTGCAATGCCACGCGATACGTTTGTTGTGGGCGATTGGGACCTCGGTGCGCAGCTATTTATTCGTGAGCAGCCCGTAGTTGAATTCTTCGATCAGGATGCAAATAACGTTACTACCAACAAGATCACCGTACGTATTGAGGGCCGTGTAGCGCTTGCGATATATCGCGAAGCCGCCTTTGTGCAGGGTACATTTGAGAATATTCCAGTTTCGTAATTTATTCATATCACGGGAGTGAGCATTCATTCCCGTGATCTTATATTTTAATAAATGCTATCTCTTCTTCATCATGATAAGCCTATAACAAATAACCGGGTATTATATCCCATGAAGGAATTAATATCAGGCGACCCAATTATTACATTGGATCAGGCAAAGTCATGGCTAAAAATGGATGGTATTACTGCAGATGATGACGTGATCCAAGGCATTATTGATGCGGGCGTAGAATGGATTGAGCGTATTTGCGCAATATCTATTCAGGCATATACTATTACCGCTACAGTAGAAATACATAACCGGATTGAATTGCCATATGGTCCAGTAACAGAGATTGTATCGATAAATGACGTGCCGTTTTCGGACGTAAAAGCATGTCAGATCATTGGCCCATCAATAGGTTTTCCCAGGCTTTCCGGATATGGATTGTTTGTGGTCATCTATAAAACGGGTTATAATCCAATTCCTCCTGGCATTATCCTGGCTTTAAAAGAATATGCATCCTGGTGCTATGAACATAGAGGTGACAGCTATGATGAAAATGATAGTGATTTCTGTTTAGTTGCTAAGCGTCAATTATCCACTTTTAGAAGGAATATAGGAGTATGATTGGCAAAATGAGAGATAGGATATTTGTGCAGGAGAACATCCGTATTCCTGTTCCAGGTGCTGGCGGTATATCATCCTGGCAGACTGTATTGGATGTATGGGCAAATGTAAAGCCACTGAGCAGCCGGGGTACATTGCAGGATAATCAGTCTATAATGAAGAACGCGAAAACATTCACTATACGGTTCATCGACGGAATGAATTTGACGCCAGAAATGAGGGTATTGCATGAAGGTGCAATATATACTATCAATAGCGATGTAAATGTGAATGAACGGGATAGATTCGTACAATTTAATGCTTATGCAAATGGATTCCCGGTAAGCTGATGGCAATAAGCATACAAATACGAGGGTTTGACCAGTTATTAGCCACTTTCGATAATTTAGAAGAGGCTTTGGTCGTGGATATAGATAATGCCTGTCGCGCCAAGGTATACGACATAAATGCAGATGCATCTACGTTCATTCAGGGTGCCGCATTGGACAACGGGGAGCTTTTACAGTCACAACAGGTGATTGAAGACCCACACAATAGATCATATTCAGCCGTAAATACGGCGCCGTATGCGGGATATGTACATTTTGGAACTGGTCAAAAAGTAGAGATTCCGCAGGGGTGGCAAGACGTGGCCGCTGAATGGAAAGGAAAGAAAGGAGGTACTTTTTCTGAATTTGTACAAAGGATGCGTGAATGGTTAGGACGACATGGGGGAAATCCAGATAAAGCCTATATTGTATGCGTTTCAATTTTAACAAATGGATTGGAAGCCAGGCCATTTCTTTCAGTTCCATTTCAAAAAGGAGTTTCAGAATTAACGAAAGAAGTTAACGACATTGTAAAGAGCGCTTTAAGATCATGAGAGATGCTTCAAAGGATATACGGGTTTTCAGTGCTTTGGCATTATCTAATATCAATGTAACAGATGATTTAGGAAATGCGTATAATGTCCCGGTTTATGATGGGAAGGCACCTACGGGGGCACCATTTCCAAGGATTATATTGGGCGGCATCTCTTCGCCATCTGGAAATGTCCGCTTCAGCAAATGTGCTTTTGGGGGCGTGTGGTCACAGACGATAAAAGCCAGTATGTTCTACCAGGGAGATGTAACAAAAAATTTGGTAGACGATATTAGTAATGAAATCAGTGTATTGCTTTGCCCACTGCTACCTCCTTACATTAGCCTGAGTCCAGATTTCAATGTCTTTAAGGTTGATGTGGTCATGGGGCCTCACTTGGAATATACCGATGAAATCGGAAACTATATAGATAAAAATATAACTATAAATTATTCAATAACACAAAATTAGTATCATGGCAAACGAACCTGTTAACGGGTCAGACATTATCTTACAATATGATACCACAAATGGCGTCGGGATCGCTGACTGGAACCTCGTTGCCTGTGGTACTGAAAGCGGTATTGACGGAACCGTAGAAACTATTGACGCGACCAGCAAATGCGGGCCAGCTCAGTTACCCGGTACGCTGACGGAAACCTATAATTTCACCGGGTTCATGGCCAAGAATCCGGCAGCTGATACGGTAAGCATTAATGAAATGCGTGCCATCTTCAAAGCTAAAACCATTGGTCACTGGCGCTCATTTGACCAGGAAACCGCAGGCGCAACATATTATCGTGGGTTCTTTGGCGCTATTACCACATTCAATGAAACGACGAATCAGAATGAGGCTGTAGGGTTCAATTTGGTAATCTCAATTACCGGCAATACTGTGGATGTGCTGCCGGTAAGCTAATAATAAAATACACACACTATATGTTATACAAAATCGGAGGTTATACTCTTCAATTAGATTGGGGTGCTTTTTGTATCGCTGCTGCCGCTACCGGCAACGATGCTGTAGCGCCATTGAAAGACATTCCAACGTCTGACGCTTATGCAGTGATCTTATACGCGGGCGTTGAAAGGAAATCTGAGGCTGATGGTGTTGCCCCTTCATTGACACTGCAACAGGCGAAAGAAATTCTAAGGTCATTTCGGCCCGTGTGGATTTCAAAATTAGATGCCGCCTGGCAAGAAGTGACGACGATTGACATCGATGAAGACGTGGAGATAAGTGAGGATGCAAAAAAAAAGTAATCACTTTTAAGCAAATTCAACGGTTTGCATTAGGTGAACTAGGCTTAAAGCCCTGGGAGTTTAAAGCAATGACTGCGAACGAATATGCTTTATGCTACCGGGGCTATTTTTTAAGGCATGCCAGGAATCAGGAACCGATCAGGGAGCTTTATAGGCTTATCTGGAATTTGGCGCCAACATCGCCAAACGACAAGATTAGGTCAAATGCCGGATTAGCCAGACATTGGCCTTTGTTAACTGATCCTAAAGGATTGCTTGTTTTGGAGGCAGCCACTATTAAGGAGAGATTGGAGCGTGCATTGGAATTAACGAGAAAAATGAAAAACAAATCGAGTGGCAACACAGACGCTGGGCATCAATATAACTAGTAATGTTTCCGGAGCACTCCCGGGGATTAATCGTGCTACAAATGCATTGGAAGGGCTGAATACTGAGGCCCATAATGCGGCAAGTGGACTCGATGATGCCCGTAGTGGCCTTGGAAGATTTGGCTCGGGATTGGGTGGTATAAACTCATCTATAGGCAATCTTTCCAGCGGCATAGCTGCATTGGGTGCAACATTGGGCGTTGGATTTTCTACTAAAGCCCTCATTGAATTTGGTGCCCAAATAACCAGCGTTGCCGGCAAATATGAAAAGTTTACATCAATACTCGAAAATACAATAGGCCAAGAAGCCGCTGCCAGAACGTTTGCGCAAATCACTCAATATGCCTCTAAAACACCATATCAGGTAGATGAAATTACATCCAGCTTTATTAAGCTCGTTAATAGAGGATTCAAGCCTACTACCCAGCAATTAACCCAAATAGGCGATTTAGCGGCCTCGCAAGGTAAGTCATTCGATCAATTGACCGAAGCTATTCTTGATGCCCAAACAGGAGAATTTGAGCGCCTGAAAGAGTTTGGCATTATCGCTAAACAAAGCAATGATGGTGTAACACTTTCTTTTAAAGATCAGACAGTTACCGTTGAGAAGAATACAACTGCTGTTAGGAATGCTATTCTTTCATTTGGTGATCTGAATGGGGTGGCCGGGGCAACAGCAAAGGTTTCAGAAACATTAGAAGGCAAAATTAGCAACCTGGGGGATAGTTGGGAACAATTTCAGGCCCAGTTGGGTAAAAATCTATTGCCAGCGACAAAAGCAACCATCAATGAACTAACCAGTGGTCTTGATGAATTGACGCGCACTCTGCGCACATTTGGCGAAGGGGCCAGGGATACACGTATCCAAGATAGTATCAATAAGACTTTCAATGAAACCTTGAATGGTCTTAATGCGGCATCTGTGAAGGGAACGGAGACCGAAAAGAAATATAGACTGGAACTCGCCAAACTGCAGGATGATTTCTATAATAAGGAAATTGACGCACAAAATCGTGCAGTAAATGCACGGGGTAAAATACAAAAAGAGCAAGCGCAAGATCAGGCGCGGGCCTTTTCTGGTTCTATAAAAGCGATCCAGGATGCTATAACAGAATTTGAAAAACAGCGGGACGCTGCCAATAAGGGTCTCAGTTTTGGTGCTTCTTCTAAAACTACTAAAACGCTTTCAGATGCGTTGAAGGATTTGAACGCAGACTTGTTGGCGCTAGATGTACAATTTGCTGCAACTGGGGGGAGCCTGGATAAACTGAGTGAAGATAAAATAAAAACAATCTCTAATGCGTTAAAAGAGCTATCTACATTTGGTGTAGTTCCTGGTACAGCATTATTTGCTGATCTGCAACAACAAATAAAGACGCTGCAATCTACCCTACAGAGCACACCAGTAACGCTAAATATTCCAATTGCTATTAACCCGTTGCCAGCTGCACAAAATACAGCAGCAATACAAGGGATCGCAGCCGCGCTGAATGATGATTTTAGCAGAGCATTTAAAACGGCAAATGATAAGGCCATTTCTCAAATATTAGAAGCTGGAACCGAGAATGGCATTGAAGCTATTTCGTCCGGGATCGGGAAAGCATTATCCGGCGGAGGATTATCATCCGTATTTGATGCGTTTATTAATAGTATCGCCAGTCTTGGAGAAAGTCTTGGGAAGCAATTAATTACTACGGGCGTTGCAATAGAGGCATTTAAAACATCGCTTTCCAGCCTACAAGGGTTTGGGGCTATAGCCGCCGGTGCGGCTTTGATTGCGGCCTCAGCAGCTTTCCGCAGCCTGGCAAAAGGTGGCGTAGCTTCCTTTGCTACAGGTGGTGGCGTAATTGGCGGCCCTCAATTGGCCCTAATTGGAGACAACCCTGGCCGCGAAGAATATGTGATACCTTCTGAGGTATTGGATAAAATGGGAACGGGATATGGTGAAGTAGGCATGAGATTGACAGTAAACGAATTTTTAATCTGGCTGGATAGGGGGCGGCGTAATTTAAATGGCTAATTATCCAGTACAATATAGAATGACATTCCAGGATGCAAAATTATTGCCTTGGAGAATAGATTTGTGCCTGAAAGATGGGCCGGCATTGGCAGAGCCAATTAATATTGTCGGTAGTTCAACACCGCTTATAATAGACAGGCAAAACAACGATGAGACTAAATTCTCGCCTATTATACAGTCTCAAGTGACTATTCAATATACCATTCGTCCAGATAATTTGACCGATCCGGTACCAGAAACTTTCATATTGATTGAAAGCGATACATGGCTCGTTAATATATATAGAAACGAAATAATATATTGGAAAGGATTTGTTAATCCTGGGAAGAAAAATTATCCGTGGATACCACCGCCGTATTCATTTTCGTTGGTGGCGTCAGATTTTAGTTTTGCCAAGAGCACGTCCATCGATCTGAATGATCCAGTCTTGTTTTTGTATGATTACATTTCTTTGGGGAGCTTTTTCAAAAGAACATTATTTCATTCGGTGGGATATGATGACGTGAAATTAAATATCATTTATTCTCATCAGCCGGCAAGCATTGGTGCAGATGAAATAGCCGATGGGTTATACTTGCATACAGATGCCTTTTATGATTTCAGTAAGGGCGCCAATACAGCGTATGATGCGATAGAGAAGATAGTGAAAAGTATGGGTGCGCGTATATTTCATGATCAAGGCGTCTATTGGCTACAGTTTATTGAAGATATAGGCAATTCGGCGGTAAATATCATACAAATTACACCAGATGATATCATCGGTCAGATAATGCCAAATGAAGGAACTACGGCCATATTAGGTAGCGTTGCCGGTGATCAAATAGTCTACAAAGACCTTTCACAGGAGATTAATATTCAACAACCTTTAAAATCGCAATTGTTTGATTACAATCTTAAAGTAATCAATAAGATACCGAATTTTGATTGGCGCACAGATACACAAAGTCCATTTGATGACTGGGAGGGAGATGTAACAGGATTTTATCAACGTGTCGGAACCGGATCGTTACAAGACCAGTTTAGATTGCATATTGATGATTTCCCCTCACCGGGCGCACGTTCAATATGGAGCAGGATACCCGTACAAGTGAATCAGCGTGTAAGTGTTACTATGAAAGCGCGATCATTCCTGACATTGGGATCGCCATCAAGCGATAATTTTGAGGTATTTGTCAATGCAATAGTAATGCTTGTGAAGGCCGGTACACTTGGCGGATTGGAGCGTAAATTCTTATCCCCATCCGGCTCATGGGAGAGTTTTGGCGACCTGGATGCAGATTCATATTATCATATCTCATCCCGACCCAATTCAGACGATATTGGCACCATTGAAATACTAAGTAATCCGATCCCGTCATTGCCAGGGGTAACTGATTATGAAATATTATATATAATATTGGATACAGGAATCAATATTCCGCCACCAGGAGGGTCTACGTACTATTCAGAATTGTATCCAGTATTCATGGGGATTTATAATAACCCATTTATAAAATATGAAGAAACGATATCTACGACAGCGAGATATTCACTAACCGCTGACGATGATGAATTATTTTTAATAGATACACAAGACCCGGCATATAGCAATAACTTCTATACTAAAAACGATAGTGGTGCTTATTTCCCGCTGCCATTTAAGGATTGGGGAGGGGAAAATATAGATGAGATAGTAGTGAAGCAATACGCAGATGAACAGCCATCCCCGGCAATCGCTGTAATGGGTAGTTTTTACGGTAATATGCTCAACTTTTCTCAAGGAGTATTATTGCGCGATAAGGACATGCTATTGACGATGCAAATCAGAGACAAGTATAATGTGCGTGCTTGCACACATGACTTAATGCTCACAGAATTGTTTGAAGCAGGTGCAGCAAATGCAAACTATATTGTAAGGCCACTAACAAAAGACGATTGATATGAATGTAATAAAAGGGGCTGATTTCATGTTTTACCTTACAGTAGATGGCACAAAAAAGGTGCTTTGTCACGCTACTGACTTTTCTTTAGTGACTACTACTGAAGAAGTGGAAATTACCGGCCCCGGCTCCGGAGCATGGCGCCAATTCATTCCAGGATTGAACAGCTATACATTATCAGTACCCGGGGCAATTGCTTTTACGGATGAGTTGAATGCAGTTCAATTGGGGGATATTCAAAACTCAAGACAGATAATTGAATGGACGGCTGGCATGTCGCCAGATGGAGGATTGCAATATCACGGATTCATGTTCATTACCAGTCTGACTATTAATTCACAGGTCAGGGATGCAATGCGTTTTGACATGTCGGCCAGGGGGACAGGGCCAGAAGATATATTAAAACTGCCAATAACGAAATCGGTGTATCTGGCGAATAGACAAAATCTAAGATTGCCTGGATGTCCGAATCCATACCCAGTAGGGGTATTGTGGTATGATGGCACTTTAATTGGGCCTGCCTCAAATGCAAATGACGTAATCACTCTTTTCAATAATTATTCCATTACGCAAGGGGGATTTTTAACATTGTTGACATTTACGTCCGGCTGTGATTTTACAATGCAAGTTGCATGGAATAGTCCATTAAATCCCGATGTTATATATGCTACAGAATCAGGAGCCTTTGTATTAAGGGGAACAATGGATGATGAGGCGATAGGTGGAGCAGATAATACTAACGAAGTAATAAGCGCATAATATGCCAGAGGATATAGTAGAAATAATACCCATTATAAATTTGCCGGCCATTTCCGGCGCTTCTTTGACAACAAAGATACCAATGGCTAATGCAGGTGATCCGAATAGCAAAAGCGGAGACATTCAGCTATTAGCTACCATTATCAGCGAACAGATAGGAAGCGTAACCGTGCCTGATCCGTTTTTTTACCGGGTAGACGGCCCCGAATCAACCGACCCTCCGAGTGCAGGCGGCAATAGGAATTGCCCTGACCCAGCATTGAATGGTTTGGATTATTCGATATCCAAATGGGGAGTGGGGCCTATTCGAAAAGGTATTGAATGGCAAAACGATATCGTGGGCGGAGGATGGCGGCTACTTGATGAAGATTTCCTCCCTGGTGAAATGTTTGTGGTAATCCCCAAGCCGGAAGTCAGCAATATATTGGCTGCACCGGATGCAATTGCCAGGTTCGTTTCTGGATTTGCATTTTACCCGGCCGATGGCACTATTGGCAGCGGGGATTATCGTAAGGCTATTGTGATCAATGGAGCCAAAAATATCACATTGCCCCTATGTAGCTCATACCCGGCAAATGTGGCACTTTTCCTTTTCACCTCAGAAGGGCCACAGCGACAAACCAAAATATCACGCGCTGGTTCTGATACGATTTATTCTCAATCCGGCGCCGTCACTAATTTCTATTTAAGCAATAGGGAGTTTGCTGTGTTAATAACGGATGGGGCAAAATGGTATGTTCAATCTTGCTCAGATATGGTATTCAAACAGCCATATACTTCTTTTGGCTGGCTACAAGGAATCAATCAATTTCTTTTAGATGGTACGACCTATAATCGGTCTGATTATCCCAAAGTATATGATTTTATCGTCCAATTGGCAGCTGCAAACCCTTCTGCTGTAGTAGACGGCGGAACATGGAATGCTAATAGGACACTATGGAGTACTGGCAATGGGACAACAACATTCATTGTACCTGATTTTAGAGGACAGTTTGTACGGTCGCTTAACCTGACTAAATCACCGTCTCTTGACCAGGATAGAACGGATGCGGGAACAGCAAGTTTGCAAGGAAGTCCAGAAGTTTCCGCAGTAGAAGCACATACACATGGACTGGATGCCAGATTATTAACTGAAGGGGTCCCAGGCGCAGGACCAGGAGGCCCGACGCCCGGCAGTTCTGGTATCATACCCTCCACTTCAAGTTATGGCGGAACTGAAACACGGCCTATTAATGTCGGATTACCAATATTTTTTAATTATTAAATATGATTGAAACCGTCGTTTCTGGAAGAAATATAACACAACTAAATGGACCATTCGAATTGCCCATATGGGATGGTCTGGATGGCTTGAGGGAAGGACAATTTGCATATGATGCCACTGGGACTGTAGAGCCATTGGCCGGGCCGGGTACAATTTGGTGGGATGGGGCAGCGTGGCACAGGACCGGTAGTACGGACGAAGTACCAACGTTGCAGCAGGTAACGGATGAGGGAGCCATCACTACAAATAGTATGGCGGTGCGGATAACAGGAGCAGACGGTCCTGTTGCTGATGTCGAGGTATCTGCAAATAGTGGTGCTGCGTTGGTCATGATCAGGGCGGCCAGGGAATCTGGAACCGACTTTGCTTTCATTCAAATGACTGGCACCCGGGCGCAAATTGCCATATCTGATAACGTGCCGGTAGAATTCGTTAATGGAACAGCAGCGGTTTTGTTGACTATTCTGGCGGATGGTTCCGGCACTGTCGATAGAAATGGTGTTAAGAGAGTGTCTGGCACTGGTAATCCGGAAGGAGTTATAGCAGCAATGCCTGGGTCAACTTGGAGCCGGATTGATGGCAATCCAGGTGAAACATTATATGTAAAACAATCCGGGAATAGCACTACTGGATGGGCGCCTATTGGATAAAATACACACTATATGATGAAGTTCATTAACATTAAAATGCTGATAATCAGCATATCAATTTTTTTACCTTTTTCGCTTTTTGCACAATCGCCTACGTTCACAAAGCAGGCGAATATGAATCCAAATCGGATGTATGTAGATTCAACCGCTAAAATGCCTGTGTTGAACACTGATCGTACGTTTGCCACAAACAAAGACAGTATTGGGCAGTTTTGGATGCGCACCGATTCGGTTAAAATGTTTGCTCGTTTTCCGGGCAATATCATAAAGGCAATTGCCACAGAGGATAGCGTAAGATCGGTACTAAATAATAGTATCCGAAATCAATTTTTCTTTACGCAGCCCGCAAATTTCAATATAAACGGAGTGGGTGCAGGATCAAGATTTGTTGGAGTGAATGCAGATAATGCAGCTTTCCAACGATATTTTACGATGGGCAGAGATGCTATAGATACCACAAAACAATTATGGTCATTAGGCGTTACTGGTACGCCTGGGGGTAGCCCTTTCCACGCTGGCGGTACATTTCTTTTAAGATCATACAACACATCCGGGGCATTCTTATCAAATGCGTTTACAATTGGCCGTACAGGAAATGCTACGATTGCAGGCTCTTTGAATACTGGCAATACGATTACCTCAGCTGCTGGTATTATAGCTGGGGGATCGCTTCAGGCTGCTACAGGATTGTCTACGGCAGGAGCCATATTGCAAAATACCACTACTACCGTTACGGGAGACTATACGGTATTAGCGTCTGACCTATACATAAATGTAAACAACAGCGCTAACTGTACAATTACGCTGTTTGCGCCTGTGGCCACTACGGGAGGCCAGGGCCGTTTGTGCCATGTAAAGAAGATAAGTAATAATGCCGCAACCGTTACGGTCGTTGTTTCGGGAGGTGCTAATATAGATGATGGTGGATCTGTGGTAATTAGTTCTTACAAGGACGCATTGACGTTTCATGATGATGGAACCAATTATTGGATATATTAAATAAATTATATGAAAATCTCTATCTTATCTGTGGGCGTATTCATCGGATTAGCTATTTTAGGCGTTCTATCCTTCAAGGGCACAGCCTATCATACTGCTGCGGCTCAAAATATTACCACTCGTGCATTTACTACTGGATTCCAGCCAAATGCACAGCGTGATTGCATCGTTGGGTATAGTGTAGTAATTACTACGTCTTCTACGCTAGTTGCTGGAATGACAGGACAGATTCTTTTGCAGGTATCGCCAGATAGTACTACTTGGACAACCATCATGTCAGCACAAAGTGGATTAGCAGCCGGCTTAGTGAATCCTGGAACAACGGGTAGCGTAACTGTGTTTGGCCTAATTAAGGCCAGGCAATGGTGTCGTATCATTACAAATAATATTGCTGGCTCCCCTGCATATAGCACACCTACAGGAACCGAATTGAGTATTTAACATGGATTTCAAAGACTATCATTTTAGAATGATATTTTGGTTCCTGGTAGTTTTATCAGCAATTATATTGATATATGATTTTGGTATTACATTTTTATCTATACCAGAGAAAAGTATTAGGTTTGCGGATGCGCATTCATCATCATTTACTAATATATTGATTGCCATAGTATCATTTTTCACAGGTGCCGCTGTTGGCACTATTTCTAAAAAGAAAACACAAACTGATGAAACTCAAAATCACAATGACACAGGCGTTATTTGAAATCCTCATGGAAAATGTGACGGATTCGCCTGTACCTTCCTTTGAAATAGGAAACAATTATGAGGTTACAATTTTGCCCGCTACGGAATCTTCTAATGAGGTAATAGAAAATTCAGCATCGAATGATGAGGCCGCTACTGATGGCGATGTAGATGTTGTTGGCGGAGGGACTAAACCACCACGCCCTTGATCACTAAAGACCATATACTAACTTTTTTGTTAGCCGTTGGCTTGCTGTCTTTCTGGGCGGCAAGCCAATTTTATGAATGGAAGCTTATATCTGGGGCTGGATATGATAGATTATATTCATTGGGCCTCCTTTATTGGGTATTCCGCCAACGATTTCAAGCCATATCGTTGTTTGATGCCATGATAGGTAATATTGCCGTTTGGCTATGCATATTCAACGTATATGATGAATTTTTCAGTAAAACACCCGCTACACCCTACAAACCAGGGATTATTACTACTGTTGTGATTGTTACCTGCGTTTTTACATACTATCGCCAATGCAACAAATCGAAGAAGGATTTAAAGAAATAGCAGCAAAATTAGTTTTATTTATTCCCGGCTTAGTTATTGGTGTGGCATTAAAAATGAGCCATATCAGTAAAAGAAAAAAATTGACAATGAAAATAGCATTGTATGAGATTCTTTTAGCCATGGGAGCCTTTTGGGTGGTCTGGTGGGGATGCGAACATTATCATGTAAATGATTTTGTCAAAGCATTGGCCGTATTCGGCGCTGGCCGGTTCGGAGATGTGATTATTCTTTATACATATAAAGCAATTGTATTGCTGGCTAAGTTTGCCTTTAATGAGATTAAAAAACAACAATAAACCAAAACCCGCTATGTATAAAAACTTTAATTGGTCGGCATGCGCAATAATGTGTTTCATATTTTGTTGGCTTGCATGTCGCACAACGAAGCAGACGCCGGAGGAAAAGGCATATGAAGAACGTGCCGCCCGCATTAAGTTATTGGCAGATGCCAGGAAAATGTTTCCTTGTGATACTATTCATACTGAAACGGTTAAGATAGACACGGCCTTTTTATGGATGACGCGCCAGGATACCGTACGCGTTTCAGATAATGGCGATTCAATTTATTATATCGATAGGTATCACACCGTTGAAAAGGTGATCACCAAAACAAATATGGTGATCGATCAGGCTGCATTACAGATGGCACGCGATAGCATCGATAATCGAGGCTTTCTACTGGATGCCGCCATAAAAGCGAATTCAATATGTGAACAAGATAAAACCACATTAAAGGCACAAATTTCCACTCTAAACACATATAAAGGGGTGATTATTGGAATGTCGATATTATTGGTTGTTTTGGGCGTGTATATCGCTTATAGGGCCATAAAAAATACTTACTCGTAGCGGGGTATGGTGAATATAGTGTGTAGAGGGTGGTATTCTTGCCACTCTCTTTCCTGTCAAATCATAAGTTTTACATTGAGTGATGAACTGTCCCGGGTGTTTACCTGGGACTTTTTATTAAAATAAATTTTGTTGGTAGCAAAATTGTCTGTAACATTGTATTACAAAACACGAATCAAATGGACAACAATGCATTTAGCAATGAACAAGTACTGAATCATGTAATAAAGAACACAATATATGTCGGGGCAATAAGAAAAGGCAGGCCAACATTTCTACTTAATGACTATGATCTTCGCGAATACATGAGAATGAAAATAGAAAATATATTGCCAATTGGATGGAAGGCAATACATGATAGGGTATCTGACGGATATAATGAACACGATTGCGTTTCGCTAATAGAAGTCAATATCAAGTCAGATGATCCCGTGTCTACAAAAATATTCGCATTAGAAAATGCGCTAAATATTCTTCATTTAAATACGCCATTTGGTGGTTTTATAATGGATGGATTTATAGAAGTGCCTTTTGGTGCAATTGGGCCTAATGAAAAGTCATATAATATGATTCGATCTATATTCCCTCCATCATGGAATATAAAGATTGGCGCTAATTCAGCGAATACCGAATGGAAGTCCATAATAATTTCATCCTCTCAATTTGAATAAAATGTACACACTTATACAAATTATCGCAATCTCAATACTCCCCTTATCCATGATTTTAACAGGTATTAAAAATGGGGGCTGGCATGATCTATATAGCCAGTTTAAAAACAGCGTGAATGAACATAGAAAAAATGAAACAGTACATTAAAATGCATTCTTTTTTTCCTGCATTTGTACAAGGGATTAAATATTCTTCATATACCAGACATAAGTTACGCGGCACTGATAGCCACAACAATAAGGTAGGATTTACGAAGAAGGAGGAAATCGAAATCAAAGATGGGATTACTAAATTTCTGAAGGAAATAGGGTATTTTAATAATTAAAACATAGCAACATGTACCTAACAGTTTGTTTTGAATCTGACAATGGAAAACAGGTTGAGGCTGAAATCTGCCTCGATCGAGAAGATTATTGCTTCGAACTCGAAGAATTATCAATTGACGGGACTGCATATCCAGTAAGGGAAATGCCATTTACTAGACGCCACTTGATATGTAAAATCATAGAAGAGAATGTAGACATTCCTGCAAGAGTGTCAGAGGAATTGGAGAATAGAAGGGAGCAATATGAATTATCTTTCAACGACTAAACTTTTTATCATGTATTCGATGTATATCATATTTGGCGCTTTATGGACTGCATCATTCATATTTATATGGTTGATCTTAAAAAGAGATATTATAAGTCAATATAAACATGAAAAGAACTCAAATGAAAAGACTATTTATCCGATTAATGGGTCGGTTAAAATCATTACAAAAGATCAAAGAAACTGATTACCACCTATTTATTTAAATAAAAAACATGCAAGAAAAATTATTATATGTCGCAATATGTGTTTGTATGATCATGGTATGGTCTGTATTTGTATATGGCCTAATATCGACTTTTAATGAAAAAGGATTGTGTGTTGGCGTTTATTTCTTTGCACTTTTTTGTATTATATTGGGATTGGGATTTTCAGCATTCCTTATAGAACTATATAAAAATATAAAATAATGACATTTTTATCCCATAAAAAAGCTACCAGATATTATTATGCTGGCATAGCGTTCACCATTTCACTAACCGCGCTGACAATATGGGCAGCCTCAAAAGCAAGATTATGAAATTAAAAGATCACTCATTAGACCGCCTCTCATTTATTGAGATTGACGTAGAATCATTAGACAAAATGGGGATAGACCGGAATATAAACTCATTGTGCGCTGCCCCTTCAGCAATATTCTATATGCATGGTTATGGGGAAAGAGGCGATATAACAGCAGCAGCATGGCATTCACATTTCAAGCACCTTATTCTTGCAATGCCTGGATTGGTTCAAGCGGCGGCAAAAATATGTGATGCGTGTAACAAAAATAACTTAATTGAACTTATACCAGAATATGAGGCGCTTTGCGATGCGCTTGAACCATACAAAAATATTATATAGTCTAAGTTAGGTTTCAATAAACGGGCGGTTATTCTTGACCGCCTTCATTTTTATTTGCTTGGTATCAAAAATGTCAGTACATTTACAATGTTAATCACACAATAAAATTCTATAAAAATGGAAGTAATAACACAAGGCAATGATTCATTGTCTCTGATCACTAAGGCAGAGATAGATATTCAAATATCTACAGCAAAGGCTTTCCCCAGGTCAACAAAGACGTTTCTTGATAAAGCAATGTCAATAGCCACAATAAGCGAAAACGTCGCTGAATCATGTTCATATGCACTTTCTCGTGGAGGAAAGACAATTGCTGGCCCATCAGTGAGGCTTGCGGAGATAGTAGCATCGGCTTATGGGAATATAAGATATGGTGCTCGTATTATTGCAAATGATGGAAAAAAGATCACCGCGCAGGGTATTTGCCATGATCTGGAAAGTAATACCTCAACTACGATTGAGGTTAGCCGGTCAATATTGCAGCATGAGTGGAAGGACAATAAAAAAACTGGTAATATGATTACCATGAATGAAGACATGCAAATCATTACCGGGAATGCCGCATGCGCCATAGCGCTTAGGAATGCAATATTTAAGGTAATCCCTTCTGCCCTGGTTGATGATATTTACCAAAAAACAAAACAGCTTGTTGCCGGGACAGAACAGACATTGCCGGCCAAAAGAGAAAAGGCTATTCAGCATTTGAAAGGAATGGGAGTGAAAGAATCTCAAATATGTGAGGCATTGGATATTAAGCGTGTAGAAGACATAGACCTTGAAAAGTTATCAATTTTACGCGGGATGGTATCAGCCATAAATAATGGCGAATCAACCGTCAAGGAAATGTTTGACCCAGAGCCGGCAAATTGGAAGGAAGCCACAAAGAAAGAGCAATCAGAGGCATTTCAACGGACAATGAAATTCATCGAAACAACTACTTTCGAAAATATACAGGAGCTTAGGAAATTTGTGTCCAACGTTCCTGTAGAACAATTTAAAGAAGGAGAAACAATCTTGTTTAATGAGGCTGTACGCCTTAAAGAGCTTTCATTATAATGGATTTCTCTAATCATAAATTTAGATGCCATTCATTATATCACTTGATGACAGGCGATCCAGGTAAACTATCTAAGGGCGCAATGATTCATTTAGTCGATGTTTATTCATCGACTAAATATAAGCGGTCGAAGGATATCAAAAGCAAGTATTTTGAAAAGGGATTGGCTGTTGAAGAGAAAAATATCAGCCTTTACAGTGAGTTTAAAGGCGAATTGTATTTCAAAAATACAGTCAAGTTAGAGAATGAATGGCTCATTGGTACGCCCGATATCAGGACAAATATATATGTCGGCATCAAAGCACCTAAATTTCTCCATAAACGAGTGATAGATGTGAAAAGTTCATGGGATGTACATACATTCAATCGTCATTTATTGGACGAAAAGCCAGAACCAGTATACTTTTGGCAAGGACAAGGATATATGTTTTTGGATGATGCAGAGGACTATATATTGGCATATGGATTAATCAATACTCCTGAATTTCTAATAGAAAAAGAAGTAAGAAGGCTAAAGTATGAACTGCCAGAAAGCCAATTAGAAGAAGCTGAGCAAGAGTTGAGGCGCACTATGATTTTTGACGACATCTCGATGAATGAACGTATTATTGAACAATATTTTAGAAGAGATGAAGTAGCAATAGCAGAGATAAAAGTAAAAGTAGAATTGGCAAGAGAATTTCTTAACCATTTAAATAAAAAACAATGCAAGTAGGATCATTAGTTGAAGTAATATATCCAAGCGATGGCTACGCCTATGTATATGGAGAGCCGCAACCATTGGCTGAACCTATTTCCGTAGGAGAAATATTAATAATATCTGATATTATACCGGGATTAGCAATTGATGGGAATACGGTTGAGACTGTGATATTATCTGAAAAATGGCACAAAATACATCCTGTTATAGGGATAAGAGTTGGATATCAAAGAGGGTTTTTCCGTGAAATTCAACGGCCAATGGAAATAAACCTGGAATTAATCATCTCACAATCGCAAACTATCTAAACACTAAAAAATGACAGAGGGATCATTAGTTGAATGTTTAAACTCATTTAATTACTGGGAACTTTCCCCATGGGAAGAATATAAAAAACATACCGGATATGACGAAGGTTATGGCCCAAAATATAAAGAATTAAGTATTGTGGACGGAATTAAAATAGAGGCTGGGATAAAATACATCTCATTATTGGAATATCCAAAATTGGATCAATTTGGTGAGCGTGAATGGTATGATGCAAAGGCATTCCGAGAGCTTCAACCACCAATGAAATTAGAGATCGCTTCTTTTGTTTCACAATCGCAGACCGTTTAACATGAAATGGATTTTCAAACAAGATGAGCCAAGTGTGAGGTATATTGAATCCTTGTATCTGCCCTCTATGTGGTTTGACAAATGCGTATTGAAGCAACGCAAGAAATGGTGGGGATGGAAAACTACGGCATGGTGTTATTCATACATACTGGCACCTCAAGGAATGGATTACGTTATAACATGGCTTAATTGGTACGAGTCACATACAGCACCATCAAAAACAAACACACTACATAAATTAACTCAAAAAAATAACAATGATCACTCTAAAATCATTTGATTTGGCACGTTGGAGGACAGGAGATGAGGTAATGTATCGCGATGGAAAAGAGATATTGGATATGCATTATTATGAACATGATGGATTGATTTTCCCTATCCATGCATTGGCGTGGGATGGATCATTTACTAGCCATCTACCAAATGGCAGTTTTGACAAACGAGACACAGAGCATCCACGCGATATTGTAATGAAACCGAAAAAGGTTAAATATTATTTTGCTTCATGGGATATTTCCCTGGAAAATACCCGAGGGACTAGCGGACTTTTTATCAATAAGCGTGTAGTTGAAGATTTTATAAAAGCAATCAGTTGCACAAATACATTAATTCACGAAATAGAAATTGAGGAATAAAATAGGGGTTCGCCCCTTTTTATTTTAAATAATTTGTTTACATTTGATAAAACAAACAATATTTATATGAACATAGAATCAAATATTATTCCTCAATTCACAAAATCATCTCGTGGGCGCCCTCCCAGATATCCATTTCATGAATTGTTGCCAGGACATACGCTTATAGTTCCAATAAGTGGATATAAAGACAAAATAACTGCATTAAGAGCCGTTAGCAATGCAATTTCAATATACAAGACTAGGAATAAACTAGATTGGGAGACGGCATGTAGAACGACAGACAATAGCATTAATGTTCACCGCTTAAAGTAAACTTATGCCAATTAAAAACATAAAACTTATACATCCAATAGACGAAAGCAATTCTTCTATAGAGATTTTTGCATCTTCCGATGGAATATGCATCAATAATCAGGAAGATGATTTTTTTACGATAATAGCTTTTGAAGACTGGAAAGAAATTGCGGCTTTTATTTCAGATGAAATTAAAAAATATGGCGAATAGACTCACAGATACATTGAAGTGGAATAAGGGGTTCATGAGGGGCTTGCCTGGGGCTTACAAGCTGCTTTGGCTTTATCTATGTGATGAATGTAATCATGCCGGTATTTGGGACGTAGACAAGGATATAGCACAAATAAAGATCGGTAATGATATGGTAATCGATTGGGAGAAAGCGCTTATTCTTTTACAAACTAAGATTATAGTTATAGACAATGGTCAAAAATGGTTCATCCCTTCATTTGTAAAATTCCATTACAAGGAACTAAAAGGGACAGATAACGCTACAAAATCTGTTATAACACAGTTAAAAAAGTATAATTTAATAACTGATGATTTACAAATATGTTTAAGGGCTGACGAGGGGCTGACGAGGGGCTGCTCAGCCCCCCTATATACTACAATACTATATAATTCTAATTTAGAAAATAATATAGGCGTTGCATCTGAAAATAAAACGCCGGTAATTCACCTGAATGAAACACTGAAAAGTATCGATGTTTTAATGACGGATGCATTGTCTGACAAAATAAATTTTGTTGAGCATGTCATGCGCGAAAACAAAATGACTGAATTCCAGATATCAAGTGCGCTTTCTTCTTTCGTTGGCTTCCTGAAATCTGGTGGGGAATTGGTAAAGACGAGTAAAGACTTCAGGTTTCATTTTCAGAATTGGCTCAAGAAACAAGACAAAACCTTATTCAGGATAAACCCTATGTTCAATGGCAAACCACTCACAAACATCCCGAACGCGAAAGACGTTGTCGAAAAGTACAAATGATTTGCAACTTGTTCATTTAAAAGAACATATACATTATTCTTATGATCTGGAAGGGGCAATACTCGGTGCTTGTATGCTTGAAGCGGATGCTTTCCCAAGAATTAGAGGGCTTTTAACACCGGAGTGCTTTTTCAAGAATGCTAATATGATGATATTCAATATAATATCAGATATGTGGGGGCGTGGATTGGGATTAGATATAATTAGTATTTGTGTTGAAATTCATAGGAAATCAATTGAAATTCAGGGAGTTGATAATATTCCTTACTACTTAACTTGCCTTACCAGGGACGTAGTGGGAACTGGTCATCTAGAGCAGCATTGCATTTATCTGCGGGAGTATTACGCAAAACGTGAATTGCTTATCATCCAAATGGGCGCAGGATCTCAAGACGGAGAGATGGACACGGTTGCAAGAGCGTTAGACGTGCAACGGCGCATACAGGATGTATTGTCACTGAAGACGACCGATGACTGGATGGATATAAGCACAGTCATGCATAGGCTTGCAATGCACATGGATAGGGTATCAGGTAAAGACATGATGGGCATCCCGACGGGATTTAATACGCTGGATCGTGCCACAGGAGGATGGCAGCCAGGACAGGTGATCATCATTGGCGCCCGACCCTCAGTGGGGAAAACGGCATTGGCGGTAGAAATTGCAATTGCTGCAGCACGCGCCGGACACGATACCGGGATCATTGAATTAGAAATGCCTGTGGAGCAAATTGGGGGTCGGATGCTATCAAGTTTTGCACAAATTGAATTTTGGCGTATTTGGAGGTCAAAATTCAATGATCAGGATCAAGTAAGTACATTATACCACTTAATGGGAGATATGGCAAATTTGCCTATCCAAATTAGCGATAAAACGAATGTTTCAATATCTGATATCAGGGCAAAGGCAATAAAACTTAAAAAACGTGGAAAATTGAAACTACTTATGATAGATTATTTGCAACTGATGGAGGACGATGAAAAATCATTTTCCAGGGAGCAAGCGGTATCAAAAATGAGCCGTGGTTTTAAGTTGTTGGCAATGGAGCTTGGTATCCCCATTATAGTGCTGATCCAAATGAACCGTGAGAGCGAAAAAACGGCAGATAAGAGACCAAGAATGAGCAATGCCAGGGAGTCCGGCGCCATAGAACAGGACGCTGATCTATTTATAATACTCCATAGAGATTGGAAATCAGGTATTTTAACGGACCAATTTGGCAATAGTACCGAACGGCAGGCACAACTTATTCTTGAAAAGCATCGTAATGGAGAGCCAATAACTTTAGATCTAAACTTTGATCCTGAAACAATGTATTTCTATGAATAAAGCGGAGCTATTGAGATTTAGGAGGCGTTTTAAGAGATTCAGGAGTAGACCAAAAACGCCTAATTTTCTACCATACATATATGTTATATATGGTAACATTGAAAACTATTTCAAGATAATGAATTTTAGAAAGAGACTTTACGAAACATTTAAAAAATGAATTATGTCAAAAACAAAACACATTTCAGAGGTAATTGAACAGGTATTTCCGGAATTAACAGCTAATCAGCTGACAAAAATGGCGATTGAATATTTCAATGCCAGGGGATATAATGTATGGCGCCAAAATCAGGTGCCAGTTCGCGGACGTGGTTTTATAGGCAAAAAAGGACAATCCGACTTAATAGGTTTTGCCACTCAATTTCATGTTAACCCAGGTGCGTTTTTCGCAGGTGAAGTTAAAAGGCGTGGAGACGTATTATCGGATGAACAAAAGGATTTTTTAAGGGAGGTAAATGCTGCTGGTGGATATGGATTCCTGATAGAGGATGACGGGAAGGGATGTATAAAATATAGACTTTATACAGATAAAAAATGAATTGTAAAACCTCATATTGCTTCTACTCGAAATATAGATATGCCAGTGATGGTACCTTAAAGTCTACTTCATGCGTTCCGCTGTTTTGTGACCCTAAAGTGATTACAATTAAGGTGTCTAAGAAATGGGCGGAATCACAAACGCCACGATTCACGAAAGATCCCGAATTCTGTAAATGGGCAAAGAAGCAATTGGTTAAACTACATCTTGAATCAGACACTGAAATATTAAAACAAAACACATGATCACCGCTACAGAGTTAAAAACGCTGATTGCAGAATGTGAGGAAAATGCAAGTATCCATATTTCTGCAATGGAATTGGCAAAAACAACCAAGAATAAGCCGAACGCCTTGCGAGAGAAAAAGAAAGCGCAAGGATGGAGGGACAGGCAGGAGCTTTATAATTTTTGCATACAGGCTATTGAGACTATGACACCTGAAAACATGGAACGACAGCGCCGGGAGTTAATGGTGAAAATTAGCACAGCAGAGAAAAGATCGTATGATCTTCTTTGGGCCAATAGAGCTGCTGCCGGGATGAAGAAAGAACCGGACTTAAAAGATGCAGGCATTAAAAAGGCTTATGATAAGCTATTAAAGGCATACGATATCGCCGATTGGAAAAGACAATTGAAAATTCTAAACATAATACTGAAATAAATTTGCTGGTATCAAATGTTCTACCTATCTTTGAATTGATAAACGGATGTTGTGGAACATACTTGAGATTCTTTAATAGGTATAGGGAAAAACAAAGAGGGTATTTACCCTCTTTATAACTTTGAAAGTTCATTGAAATCATTATAAATTATTATCCAGTGCCGTAGAATTGTGTTGCTTCAGCTTTATTGTACACAATCGCTTGTTGCCTGGGTATATTATTACGGTGTACGCGTAGGCTTTACAGCAGAGTGAGCCTGATCACAAGCAAAAACAATAACGTTGAGTTAATGTATTGGATTTTAGGTACGTGTTAGCTAGTCAAGCAAACCGGGTGTACCCCCCGGTTTGCTTTTAATAAGATTTTGTTTTGGTTTTTCATAGGATATGATGAAATAAATGTCCCAGGTATAAACTTGGGACTCATCTTTAAGGAACCGGCATAAGCCGTTTATTATATGGATTGATTAAATAGGATATGTTTTACATTGAAAGGGTGTAATTCGTTCATATTACTTGATTTGATGGACAGTCGGGAATAGACCGACAAATTGGCTTATAGTTTAATGGAAAAACGCTTGGCTCATACCCAGGAAATGCAGGTTCGAATCCTGAAACGCTCACGGCGGTAGATGTTGTTCTGCTTGTTTACGGCCCGCACAAAGTCGTTAAAAAAGCACGCATATACGTGGAATAAGGATTCAGCCTATATTGCGTTAAGTTGTGTGTTGGTAGAGTGGCCGAACATAGTAACACTACCGGATTTCATTCGGATAAGAACAGACGCGGGTTCGAATCCCGCACACACAACAATTTTAATTTAAGTATATGAAACTATTAATTTTTACTATTTTATCATTTTTCTTTAATCCAGCAAAAGAACCAGTGGCATCAATACCAGCTGGAACAATAGTAATATTGCAGGACTATTCTGGATACAACTTTTACCCGCAGCAATGGGAAAGTTCGTTTCAATCAGTTGTAGGTTTACGCGTGAAAAGCACTGGAACTGACGTAATACAGGATGTATTTACAGGGGAATTATTTTATAGAATGTCATTTACAGATCGTTTTGGAAATGTATTACCAGTTGTGTACTGGCCAGCTAATAAGGTTAATATTGTATTTAATTGAAATGATGGATTATTGGCCGAGTGGTTTAAGGCGGATCATATTTGAATCGTGGGGTAATGCTCACCGCTGGTTCGAATCCAGCATAATCTACTTTTGGGGTTAACAAACAATGGATGAAAATAGCCTGCTCGTCTCTACGGGTGGGCTACTTCATTTAAATTAATTACATTTACTTAAAATATAATATTATGGCACAACCATACATGGATGAATGGGCATCATCAAATCAGAAAAAGCATGAATCAAATGATTATGCCAGCGAGAAGAGAAATTTCTATAACATATTTGAAAGTGCTGAAAAGCATGCTGAAAAGTCTGAGCGGATTGCATTGAAGCTGGAAATAATGAAAATGGCTCTTGAATGTACGGACCCTGTCAAGGATGCGGAGGCGATGTATCAATGGATAACTAAACCGGAATAACATGGCAGGAGAAACCATAGGAGGCGATTTTTGGAGACATATCAAGGTGGGACGACCTGTGTTGTATACGGAAGACGATCATGCGAAATTATGGCAGGAATTCCAGGATTATTGCCAATACTGCAAAGACAATCCAATAGAAATTGAGGATTGGGTTGGCAAAGATGCTGTGTATATCATCAGGAAAAAGCCACTTCCAATGACGATGCAAGGCTTTTGTTTGTTTATAGGGGCCTCATATGCTTGGTGGAAGAAATTCAGAAATCAGCAGCATTGTCCAGAATTTGTAGCCGTCTTACACGCGATAGAGGACGGTATATCGAATCAGCAAATTTCAGGAGCAGCTGCAGGATTGTATCAACAGAATATTGTGGCCAGGATTAACGGGCTTGTTGATCGGAAAGAGGTGGAAAATTCCGGAAGCGTTACTGTAAAGAAAGATGTGATTGATTACTCAAAACTAAGCGATGAAGCTCTACGAGAGATTGCAGCAGCGTCAAATTCAGATAATGCCGGAGAGGGCGAAAGCGGAGCTGTGTAAGCGATATTTAAAGGAGTTCTTTAAAGAGTTTTGGGAAGTAATAGAAGCTGGGGAATTAATACCAAATTGGCATATAGATAAAATATGTGATCACATACAAGCCGCTATTGAGACATGGGAGCGTGGGGAATCACAGGATGATATTCTGATAAATGTGCCCCCGGGAACGAGTAAAAGTACGCTGGTTACGCAAATACTCAATGCTTGGATATGGACACGCACGCCATCTGCCAGGATTATCAGTAGTTCGTATTCTCATGATCTGTCTACTGCACATGCAGTAAAAACAAGAGATATCATACTATCAGAGAAGTACCAGCGCTATTACCCAGGATTCATTACAATGAAGAAGGATCAGGCCGGGAAAACACACTTTAAAAACACAAAACATGGAGAAAGATTCACTACCTCGACTGGGGGAAGAGTTACGGGAATGCATGGTGATATTATCATCATTGATGACCCAATAGACCCTCAGAGTGCTGATGTACATGACGGTAAGGCCCTTGAAAACGCTTCTCGTTTTGTTAGCCGCACGCTATCTTCCAGGAAGACGAACAAGAAAAGGTCACTGACTATCATGGTAATGCAACGGCTACATGAGAAAGACCCAGCCGGCATATGGTTAAAAAAGAAGAAGCGCCTTAATCACATTTGTTTGCCTGGGAAGATTACGCCTAAAACAGTTGTTTCTCCAGTAGATTGGGTGCAATATTACATCGATGGTCTATTAGATGTTAATAGGCTTGACCAGGACGCATTAGATAAAATGAATGAGGACCTGGGTTCATATGGCTACGCGAATCAGGTACTTCAACTTACTGCCCCAGAAGATGGCGGCATCTGGAAGAAATGGTTAAAGCCAATCCCGCGCAATCAAATGCCCGAGCGCTCTTCTATGACAGATTGTGGATCTGATTGGGACACAGCCTATACGGAAGATCAGAAAAACGATGCATCTGCATATGTATCAAGCGGGAAAGTAGGAAACAACCAATATATTTACGATTTGGGATTCAAAAAGCTGGAATTTCCCGAGCTTATTCATTACATGTCATTGAGAGAGGGGCCACATCATATTGAGGCTAAGGCAAGTGGAAAGAGCGCGAAACAGGCATTAAAATCAATGGGCATAGTAGCGCTTGAGGTACAGGTAGTAGGAGGTGATAAAACAGCCAGGACGAAGTTAGTAACGCCCAGGGCCGAGGCTGGGTTTATTTATATTGCTGAGGACCTATTAGAGACATTGTATAACCACGAAGAACAGGGTATCCTTAAATTCCCCAATGGAGCACATGATGATCTGAATGATGCCCTGGTACAATCAATTAATAGACATTATAAAAAGTCGC